ATGGATAAGTTCATGGATAGAGAGGAGCTTAAGGAGCTTTGTGAGCTTCTTAATATTCCTGCCCATTGCTATGGGAATCTACCCATGATGAAGATAAACTACAAGAAAATGTGCCTCATCTATCACCCAGATAAAGGTGGAGATGTTGCAAAAATGCAGAGAATGAATGAACTCTGGCAAAAACTGCAGGATGGAGTTATTAATGCAAGAGATGAAGGCCCTGTGAGTAGATGGTTTTGGGAATACCAGGGCCAGACTTTAAGAGAATTTTTAGGGCCTGATTTTAATAAGAGATTTTGCAAGGTTTTTCCTACCTGCTTATATGCTTCTAAAGAATTTTGCTTTTGTGTATGCTGCTTGCTAAACAAGCAACATAAAATATATAAAGTAAAGAGGGAAAAAAATGCCTAGTTTGGGGAGACTGCTTCTGCTACAACTGCTATCTACTCTGGTTTGGCTTTCCTGATACTGAAGAATGCTTCCAATGGTGGGCTGAGATTTTAGCTGAGACTGAACTCAGCATTTTGAATTTATTCAACCCAGGAGCTTGGGGTAAGTACCTAAAATGGGGGATTTGTGGGGTAAACTTTATCAACACTAATTATAGTTTATAATTTCAGTCTGGTGAGAGCATGCCTAGACCCCCTCCCTATGGACATCCAAGCTGGGAATCCTGGTGGAGATCTTTTAACAAGGAGTGGGATGACCTCTTTTGCAATGAAGAGTTCCTCAGTTCTGATGACGATGGAGAATCACAGAATACAAGCCCTGGACCAAGCTCTCGCAGAAATAGTAGGAGACCCTCCCCAGACTATCCTTCTCACTCCCAATCCTCTTTTAATGCAACCCCCCCAAAACCAAAGAAGAGAAAAACTGATAATGTGCCTACTGATTTTCCTCCCTGTTTGCACCCTTTTCTTAGTCATGCTATATATAGTAATAAAACTTGCAGTGCCTTTTTGATTTATACAACTACTGAAAAAGGTGAAAGCCTATATAATCTGCTTGATAAATTTAAACCTGAATTTAAAGCTCGCTTTTCTTTTAATGAGGCAGCAATTGTGTTTATACTAACTCCTGGTAAACATAGAGTGTCTGCAATTAAGAATTTTTGTTCTACTCAATGTACTGTGAGCTTTTTAATTTGTAAAGCTATTATTAAGCCTTTAGAATGTTATCAAGAAATGAAAAATGAACCGTTTAAATTAATAGAGGAAAATAAGCCTGGATTGTTTACTCATGAGTTTTCTGAAGGCCCTGAAAAGCCTGGAGTAGATTGGAATCTGCTTAGTGAGTTTGCAGTGGAAAATAATTTAGATGATTGTCTGTTATTAATGGGATTCTATCTTGATTTTGCTAATGATCCTGAAATGTGCATTAAGTGTATTCAGAAAAAGTTAAAAACTCACTATAAATATCATGAGCAACATTATAAAAATGCTGTATTGTTTAAAGAATGTAAAACTCAAAAAACTGTGTGTCAACAAGCTACTGATATTGTGCAGGCTAAACAAAGGCTTAAACTGCTTGAGCTAACAAGAGAAGAGTTGTTAACTGAAAGGTTTAAAAAATGTATTGATCAGCTGGAAGAAAAGTTTGGACAAGTGTCAATTTTAGAATATATGGCTGGAGTTGTTTGGTACAACTGTATGTTTGATAATATAGAAGAAATTGTCTTTAAAGTTCTGGAATTGCTTACTGAAAACAGGCCTAAAAAGAGAAACATTTTGTTTAGAGGGCCTATAAATACTGGTAAAACTACCTTTGCTGCAGCCATTTTAGATCTTGTGGGAGGAAAAACTTTAAATGTAAACTGTCCATCTGAAAAACTGTCTTTTGAATTAGGCTGTGCTATTGATCAATTTGCTGTTATTTTTGAAGATGTCAAAGGTCAAATAGCCATGAACAAAAGCCTCCAACCAGGCCAAGGAGTGGCTAATTTAGATAATTTAAGAGATTACCTTGATGGCAGTGTAAAAGTAAACTTAGAAAGAAAGCATGTTAATAAAAGAAGCCAATATTTCCCACCATGCATTGTTACCATGAATGAATATGTAATTCCCCAAACTTTGTTCACCAGGTTTGCTAAAGTTATTGACTTTACACCCAAAAGATACCTGAAGGAAAGTCTGGAGGCTAACAGCAATTTACAAACTAAGAGGATTTTACAGAGTGGTATTACTATGTTTTTGTTACTGGTGTATTATTTACCCAGCAGAATGTTTGTAGAAGAATTACAAAAGGATGTCACTTACTGGAAACAGATAATTGACAAGTATGTAGGTGATAGCAATATAGGTAAAATGATGAATAATATTCTGAATGGTAAAAATCCTCTTAATGAAATTGTTGTACTTGTAGAGGATGATCAGGAGAATGGAGAGAGCCAAAATCCACCTGAAAGCACCCAAAATACAACCCAAAATGACTCTGGAATTCAAATGTAACTCTGTTTATTGCATGCAAAAGCTGTTATCCCATTGCTTACAAGAAAATAAAGCTGTGTTCTAAAAGCATTTAAAGCTCATCATTTGTTCTGAGGGAGGGAATAATGGTTTTATCTTGTCCAAACTGGTCCACATATCTGTCCATGTCTGGATCCCCTGGTAGGCCTTCCAATCCTTCATAAACTCTGACTTCTTCAACTTGCCCTTCTTCTCCTTCCATTGGCTGGCCTTGCAATTTAGGAATCATATTATTAAACAAACTGCTGAGCAAAGAAGTCACTGGGTATGGGTTTTTCACATTTCTTTTTCTCAAGGTAATATTAAAATACCTGGGTAGCCCCCTGTAATACATGTATCCTGAAGAATCTGTGTAAAATCCAATCACATCTACTGAAGCAATAAACAGCCCATCACCTTTACACAGTGGGCCTACTCCATTTTCATCAAGCAGCACAGTAGTTACTGTGTTGGTAAACTGCAGCACAGGAGGGGTTGTTTGTCCCCCAGTGAAAGTACCATAATATCTGGTATTTTCATTCCTAGAGGGATCTGGGCCCCACATTTCAACTGGATATGTGCCATCTTTCAGCAATTTAGCTTTAGCTTTCTGCTGAAGCACCTGGTTTTTTTCTGTCATGTTGTTAATTACAGCCAAAGTGGTAGGATAAATGGCCTTGCCATTAGCTACAAGGCCTTGGAGATCCAAGGGTTCTCCACCCACTGAAAAAAAATGCAAACTAGTACCCTCAATGGGTAGAGCAATTCCATAGTCACTATACATTCTTTTACCTGCATAGTGACTGTCAAGCAAAGAAGTTGTTCCCACCACCTCAGTTTTAACACTTACAGCCTCCCACATCTGCAAAGTGTCACAAGTCATGTCTTCATTAAGCATTGGCAAATTAATTCTAGCACAGCTATACATAGGCAAGTGATTAGCAAGGGGTTTATCAGTGTCTCCCCAATAAGTAGCAACTCCCACTTTTTCACTATAGCCTGGGCCAAGAGTAGAAGAAGCAGGAGGCTGCCCCATTCTGGGATTTAGGTAGGCCTCAATTTGAGTTATACTGTCAGGCCCTGTTTTAACACTGAGCACTTGAATCCCCCCTTTTACAAGCAGCTTAGGCACAGGATTAACCACTGGACATTTAGTAGAGCAGATATTGGAGCAGGACTTAGTTTCTCCTTTAGAGCTTCCTCCTTTTCTTTTTGGGGCCATCTTCCTTGTCTTCTATTTTCTGAATTTCAGCTCCCCAAGCTGGAGTAATGTCACCATACAATCCTAAAATTAGAGGTAGCATCCAATCAGGGGTTGTTCTTTGATGTGCTCCTCCTGGGGCATCATATTTTTGTACTACCTCTCCAGAATTATGGGGGGCTTCATCACTGGTAATAGCCCTCCTCCTTCTTTCCAACCTTCTTTCAAGTTGCCTTACTTGAGGGGGATTTAGAGGAGGCAGTTGTGCATAATAATCTGACAAAGCACTGTAAACATTAGCAGGCCCAGTTGTTAAAACCCATCTAGTATTTTCTGCCACTCTAGCCAAAGCATCATGAAATGAGTGGTGGGCTCTCAAAGCCAAACTAGATGTAGCCTGACCAATTTGCAGCCGCGCTTCCCTTGCCAAACTTTCCCAAATATATCTGCCCAAGTAATTAAACAATGAACTACTCCAATGTTCAACCACATTAATAGCTTGCACAAAAGAATTAACTCCAGGAAAAAGGATATCATAATAGTCTGCTGGTCTCCACAATGACAACGCCATGCTGTTATGATTTACTATGGACACTTGCTGTTGTTCAAATCTAATTCCAGCCGCCACCAGAGCACTGACACCTGTAACAGTTTGAAAAGTTACACCTAAGCCAACTAAATCTCTTAAAGCAGAAGGTACAGCAAACAACATAGAAACACTTTCAGCAGTTATTCCTGTAACTTCTAAGGCCTCAGCTGAAGTAGCCACTAGGCCCTGAGCTAGTAGCCATGAGGCCTCAGTCTCAATAGCCGCTGCCGCTTCTCCTGATATTATAGCTTCAACAGAAAATCCAGTAGCCGCGCTTAAATCAGGTAAAGCTTCAGCCAGATCCAGAAGAAGAGACAAAATTCCTCCCATTTTCTCCCTAAAATTAAAAAACTTACCGTTAGGCCTTTAATTTTAAATTTCCCGCTCTGAAGAGCCCGCCAAAATTTTTTCAAGTCACCCAGGATGTCTGCAAGCTTTTGCACAGTTTCCTGTGTGACAGATAAGAGGAAATGAGCATGACTAACAATAGGCGGGTTGCCTTAGCAACTGCTTCCGCAGTACACCCTGGTGGTTGCTGTGGTAAGCGCATCCTGCACCTGCTGTCAGCAGTTCTAAACCATTAAAGTTTCATATCTGCAAAATTGTAGTACACACCCCTGCAACCATGGTAACCCTTATTTTTTTAGATATAATAAGAGAGGCCAGGGGCCCTTAGCCTCTTCTTCTTTCTTAGTAAAGGAGAGAGGCCGTTGGAGGCTTTAGGGGCTTTGGCTCTAACCTTTGGAATTTCTGCCAAATTCCAATTAGAGGCATTTGGGAGGCTTGTAGAGGCCTAACTCAATTGCTCAACTTGCATTTTCGCGCCTTTTTCATTTAAAAC